ATCGTTATTAGATATAACATCTACATAACATCCTAGCTTGACTAATTTAGATAAGTTATCTAGCTTTTCTTCTTGCTCTACTATATAAAACACTTATAAAACCTTTTGTATAATATAGTAAAAATATTTTAAACTACAAACTACGAAGGTGAAGGAAGGTCAAAAGTAGTATTAGATTCGGCCGGAGGTGTAGTTTTATCACCTGAGATATTAGATTCAGGTACAAATTGACTATAACTTTCAATATATTGATCTAAACCTTCAAAAGTTTTGCTTACTTCTTCTATAGTTCTTTTATTTTTAGTTTCAGCTCCTTCAAACTTTACACCGTTAAAAAATACATCTTTAGCCGGAGGAGTTAGTATCCAGTCCACAGCTACAACCTCGCTATAAAGAGTAGGACTAAAATTTTGAAATCTTTGTTTAGTTATTTCAACTATATTTTTATTTGCTTTATCTCTCAAAAAATACCTTTTAAAACTTCCGTTAGCAAGTTCTTTACCTGTAGGAGGAGTAAATTCTGGTTTAAAGTTATTAGGGTTATTATAAGGACTATTACTTTCAAAAGTATCTTTAGCCTGTAATGGTTGACTGTTAGAGGTTGGTTTATCACCAGAGAAAAATTCTCCTTTGAAAGTTTGAAAAAACTCTCCTAGAAATTCATTACCTTTTGCATCAACTACGTCGGCAATTTCTCCTTTGTTAGGTTTTCTTATTTTTATTTTTGGCAACCACATATTATTTTAGTATATTAAAAATTTTTTCACTTTTTAAAATTGCTGGGGAAGCAGTATTACTAAAAGCTTTAATATAACCCGGCCAATTTACTGCGGGCCTTCCATCAGGAGCTATTATAGAATAGTCTAAATCTGAGGTTGTTTTGTTTTCTTTTGATTGAAAAAATACTTCTTGTTGAAAAACTTCTCCTAATTGTTTATAATTTATACCGGAATAATCAAAATGAACTGCGTCTTCATTTCCGTTAAAGTACCCGCCCCATCTTATACCGTACTGAGATGCAACTTCTGCTATCTGACTAACCTCCCAAAGGTAAAGGTCGCCTCTTTTTCTTAACCTAGTACCACTGGGTAAAACTAAGTTCATATCTAAAGCTGCTGCATAGTTATGAGCTGAAGAACCAGGTTCGGCATTACCTGTAGAGTAATATGTTTCATCATCATCATATTTAAGTTCAAAAGATCTTTCTAAAGATCTAAAGGTAGCATTTATTTCAACTTTATATTGTTGGTACTCTCTAAATAGGTGATCAAAAAATCCTCGGAAAGCTTCTTGTATTCTACTATCACTATTTAACCTACCTAATAAAGTTTCTAAAGAGATTTCTCTACCAAAGGTTTCTGGGAATGCGGGTTGATCTTTTACAGTTTCTTGATCTATAATCTTAAACGGAATATCAGGATTACCTACTTCTCTATTTTCAGAAATAGCAGACTCTAATGCTCCGGAGCTTAATAAACTATCTTCATCTGATAAAACTCCTTCACTTCTTTTACCTACGATTATAGTCTGTGCTTTTATATCAGTATTCCATTTATTATTCTGGACTACATGGGAAATACCGGTTATAAGAAAACCTACGACACCATTGTACTTTTCTGGAAGTATTCCTTCATTTAAAGTAAAAGCTTGTCCTATTTTTACTCCTCCTATACCGTCTAAAGTTATATCTAAATCGAAAGGAATAATACCGGCGGGTCCTGCTGGTGCAGTTCTGTTAGTTTCCTCTCGAACTAAATACTGCATAACTTCTTTATGAACGTTTTTCAAGCCGTCTATAGTATCTACATTATAGTTTTTAGATCTATTAAATTCCTGGATACCTCTTGAAAGCTGTGTAGCGCTATTAAGTACTCTGTTTTTTTTGATTTCTAACGTTTCTTTACTTATAACGTTTCTTTCTTTTACTATTCTATCTTCTAAACCTTGATTCCACCTAAACATATTCTCAACATCTTGTCCTACATCGGTACTAGAAGCTTGAGCAGATATAGCTATCATAGAAGCTATGTTAGGTGAAAGCTTACTAGATAGAGAAATATTAGTAACAGTAGATTTTAAACCAGTTATATTAAGTAAAGAATTTGCTAAATTATTTTTGTTAGGTGTTAATCTTCTATCGACTAAGTAATACAAAAATTCTTCTTCTTCATAATGTAGTCCAAACTGATTTATTTCTCCTAAAGTTGAAGATAAACCGCTAATTAAGGTTTCCACAAAATTTAAAACTGTTCTTTGAGAAGCTGACTGATTATTAACCGTGTCGAGTATTCTTAATACATAACTAATTTCAAGATAGATATTTAAAATACTTGTATCACCTCTTTCACCTCTTGTATATACGTACTGCTGTTCTTCATCGTCTTTAGGTCCTAATTTATATTTAAGTATACTATTTTTAAATTGATTCTTTTTAGGTAAAAAAGCAATTTTAGGATCTAAAGCAATATGTTCTGAGAAAGTTAAAAATAAGCTTTTATCTTCTTCTAAACTAAATTTGAAGAGTTTATTACCTTGTTGGTCTTCTAATAAAAAAGCCACATTAATTAAAGCTAGTAAATCACCTATCCTTATGTGCCTTAATTTTTTTGATTGCTTACTATCTGAATCTTCTGAGATATTTTCTACTCCTGAAAGATCTGTTCTTAAAACGTAAAATGAAGTTAATCTGGCTTCTTTTTTATATCTTTCATATAAAACCGGAGCTTTTTCTTCTAAGTTACCAATGATCTGTTCTTCGTTAGGAGTAGATTGAATAACTTCTAAAAAATTAGTAATAGCTGTCTTAAGAATCTGAGGTTGTTTATCTACTCCGATTTTTTCGTTTACTTTTTCACCACTTTGAGCAGGACTTAAAGCAACTTGAACTGATTCAATTAGTTCACCGGCAGATATAATTGTTAACTTACAATCATATCCTCCATCAGTTCTATAAGACCATAAAAAGTTTTTTACGTATCCAAAGACAGCATCGTAGTTTTGATTGCTTTCTTTTTTATATTTTTTTATTTCTTCTATTACTTTCTCTTTAGACTTACCGTCAGTAAAGTAATTTTCAACTGTGCTTGGAGGCATTGTTTCGACTCTACCTGAGTTAGTTAAATACATAGAATGTCCCCATTCTAGTAGTACAGTAAAGCCTGGTCTTAAATATAACTGCTCTAAATCTGTTAATTGTTCTACTGACCAAGCTTGAAAATCTACTGTTGCTTCTCTTAACGTACCGAATCTATTCTTAGAGTCTATGCTAAAGTTTGTAATACCGGGCATTGGTCTAACGCCCATACTTTCGTATTTGTTATACGCTGTGTTAGAACTTACTCCGTTAAAGTTAATACCGCTTTTAGGAATAGTAGCGTTTTCTTTAAATGAACCGCCAAACAGTATATTGTTTTTTGCAAGTGTAGCGCTACCGTCGCTGTTAACTGAAGAAGATAGTTTTACCCATCCGGTTTTAGAATTTAGATAAAGTAACTGTGTATTACTTCTACCGGTTCGGGTAGTATATAGTTGTTCACGCTTTTCAAGCTGTTTTAATACATCCGGGTCTAAAGGACCTCCGATTATTGAACTTGCATTGTAACCTATAGCCATTATCTATTTGCATTTGTAGTATTGAATAGTTGAATTACAGCTTGCTTGTCAGCTGGTATTCGTAACTGAACTCCTGGTTTAACAACTAAAGAAGCTCTTTCTGAATTATTAGCAGAAGCTATTATCCACCATAGAGAAGAATCACTATAAAACTGTAATGCTAAAGTATCATATCGGTCTCCTCCGGTAGTCTTAATATAGATATCGTCTTCAGATACAGGAATTTTAGGGTAAATAGGGTTCTTTATATACCTTTTACCTTCTAAACTTGTAGTTCTTTCTATGGTTTTATATCTGTTCATCTATATCGAATGTTTCATTTTCCTGTTCAAATTCAATATCTCTGTTGATATTTTCTATAATACCATCTATTTGCTGTTGTGGTTGTAATCTATACTTATATTTATTTTCTGCTGCTACTATAGTACTAGAAGGTAAGGGTTCAGTCTTCTTAATAGTTTTATCACCGCCTTGACCTTCTTCTGCAAAAAATAGATTAGATTTTGGTTTACCACCAAATCCTGGATTAGTTATGTAGTGGTATAGTCCGGTTTGAGGAGTAAATCGATGTATAGGTCTAAAGTTTACTTGACAGTCTAGTACATGAGGTAATTCCTGCATATCATCATCTTGACCTAATCCTTCTGGTTTAGACATTGCTATCTCCCAAGGGTAATCTGTTTGCCATGTATAGTTAATCTGCTCAATAAAACCTGGCATGTTATAAACGTAGTCTCCAACGGTAAGATTAACTAAAGTACCTCTCATAAAATTAGCACTGTAAGTAGGGGCTGTAGACGAAGCTAAAAATACCATCTTTTGATATAGAGGTTGCATTTCATGTCTTGTAGCTGCTGCTATCTTAAACCCTAAGTTAATACTTCTATCGAACCCTCCATAAGTATAAAATGCTTCACCCCTACCTAAATAACTATTTTTAGACCAATCTGCATTATAACTATCGTCAAACGAATCCAAAAATGCTCTAAAATAAAGCATAGTATTTTTTTCAGGAGTAATTACTTCAAATCTAAATTTTATCAAATCCCGACCTTTACCTACTCCTATAGCTGGTCTATCGTGTACTTTTTTACCGTCTACTACACTTCCAACATCGTTAGAAAAATCTATAGGAGGTAGCATATTTATGCCATCTATATCTAATCCGTTTCCTATAGGTTGAGTATACCCAGTTATAGGTTTAGTTTTCTGTAGTCCTTGGTCACCTAAATTTATACGGCTTTCTCGTTTTACTGTTTTATCAGTGTAATCTAAACTATAACTATTGTTGCCGTCTTTTCTAAAATCATCTATAGAAATAGTAGGATTTTCACTACTAACTGTTGTTTCAGAGGTAAGATCTACGAGTTTAGTATCATCATTAGCAGTATAAAACGTGCTTTCATTTCTAAATCCTCTATAAAAATGTGTACCTGTACCGTTAACAGGAATCTGAGCAAGAGTAGAACCTACTATACTAGTAGCATTTACTACTGTATCTTCTAAAAGAGCAGCTCCTCCTCTTATAAGATTGCCAATTTTAGTACCGGGTACAGGAGTCTTATCTTTTTTATCCCTTCTTTCATTTCTTCGAGCTAGCTTACTATCAATACTTTTTTTAAGTCTATCCTGTATGCCGATTGAATTCAATAAAGTCTCATTTCCTAAATACTTCAACCCAGAAGGTGAAGCAAAGAATTTAGTCATACGCTCTAAATCATCGATTCTACGGCTAGCTTCTAAACCTAAACCTTGTCTGGAAGGAGTTTTATTAATATCCTTCGTTACAAGTGGTGTGTTAGCGCCGTACTTTAATGACTTGAGTTTTTTAACCCTACTGTCATCAAGAGACTCTATTAATGCCATTTATAAAAGATTAATTAGCTTTTAGCTTCTGCTGTTTTAATCGTATCAGTATAATTTACTTCAGGAGTTAATCCATTTAAATCATGTACTGAATGATTAGCTTTCATAGTTCTATTAGGATCTACTCCTTGTGCATGCAATTGAGAGGTATTTAAAGCTCCTTCTCTTGTTGCAGGTATTTCACCTTTCAAACTATGAATTGATGGATTATTTAAAAATTTTGTTTTAATTGCCATAATTGTTTGTTTTTATATAAATAGTTGTTAGTCAGATCTATACGCTCCAAGATTTAATGCCATACCGGCTTTATTACCATCTATAAATACATCACCACCTTCTTTTACTGCTGCTATTAATTCTTTGAGTAAAGTGTTAGTTTCTTCTCCAAATCTTGTACCGCCTGCCATTACCAAAGTATCTTTAGGGTTGGAGCGGATTGTAAAATCATTTACATTCATCTGATTATTAGATGGTAGTTTACTTTCTAATTCTCTTAATCTAACTCTTGCTTCCTCTATTCCTGCATTAGTGGCAAATGCTGTATCACTAGTTAACCCAAACGCACCTTTATTTAAAGTAGCTTTTTCAACTAAATCTTGATACTCTTGAGCACTAATCCCCATTTTTGCAAAATCAGTAGCAGTACGATTACTAGCTACTTCTAATTGCTTTTGTTTTTGAGTTGCAGAAACTGTATCTACTCCTAAAAAACTACCTGTTTTATTAGTAAGTTGAATTATAACATCGACTAATTGATTTAAGGCTCCTGAGTTTACTAAACCAGTAAATTGATCTTTAGCTTTTTCTAAAGCAGCTCCGTAACTTTCCTGTATGGTAAGAGTCTTTTTAATTTCTTCATAGGTTGCTCCTTCTAATGCTAGTTGCTCTACTGCGTTTTGCTGTCCTATTTTACCTCCTCTAGCTAAAAGTTCATTATACTGTTTAGTTTGCATGTTGAGCCGTTCTTGAGTTAGAAAAGCTTTATTAATTTCCGAAACTGAAAGTCCTGTTGATTTAGCAATAGACTGCATTATAATAGGACTCTTACGCTGTTCTTTAGTAAGACTTTGCATTTGCTTAAGAACTTCTTGGGTTGCTCCGGATACATCACCGGTCACTGCAAGAGTTCTAGCTCTCTCAAAGTTAAATTCTTTTCCTGTTAAAAGTTCGGCTTCTAATTCACTTCCTATAGAAGATTCAAAATCTAATAAACTTTTTGCTACTGATGTGGCTTGTTCTAAGTTAAGTCCAAATTTACGAACCTGCAAAACTCCTCTGGCCATACTTTCAGCACTAAAACCAAAGTACCCTGCTACTTCAGAGCTAGTTTTAGATATTTCATTCATTATAGAGCTGAAAGGTACTGCATATCCGTTGGATAGAGCGAATTCTGTGTTTAACCCTATAATATTCTTATGAACTTCGTCAGCACTTTTACCTGTCGCACTAAGCATTATATTGAAGCTAGCTGCTGCTTCTCCTGATAATCCTAAATTTTTTGTAAGAAATACTTGACTTTCTAAAAGTTCACCACTAAATTTAACACTTGCACCTAGAGTATTTAGTAAACTACCTTGAGCTTCAACTAAAGATTTTGAATTTACAAGTATATTATCACTAGAAGAAGCTATTTTAACAAAATCTTTTCTTATATTCTCAGCTGCATCTCTGCTTATATTTAACTGTTTAGCTATCGCTATAGTTCTTTCCTGTGCAGAAACAAATAGACTTACTACAAACTTTAAAACTTTTACTAATGCACCAAGTGCAACTAGTGCTATAGTTCCTTTTTCTAGATTTTTAAACGCTGAGCTAATTCCTTTACCCATAAGCTTAAAGCCTGTGGTTCCTTTAGCTGCTTCTTCACGCATTGATTTTAAACCTTCATCGGCGTTAAGTATACTCCCGAAAAATTTATTACCAGCAAGACGTTTGAAAATTTCTCCAGTAGCACCCATATTTTTATCTATAGCTTGGGTACGTTTTTTATCATTTTTTATCTGTTCTTCTTGTATATCTAAAGCTTCTTTACTAGCTTTAAGATCTTCTAAATTTATTTCAGCTCCTAATTTTCTTGCTAACATTACTTTTCTTGCAAGAGCTGAACGTTTAACTGCAAGGGCATCTAGTTGTTTTTGTACATCTTTAGTACCTAAAACCCCTTGTTTTATTTTTGCTTGATTAGATGCTACATCATCAGAAAATTTTGCTGAAGATTTAAAAGCTCTTGTTAAATCATTGCCGACTGTTTTTAATACTGTGGCATCTACTCCGTCAAAAGCTTCATTTACAGCGTTTCTTAAAGATTCACCTATCTTAGCAGAAACACTTAAAAGAGTATCCTGTATATAGATTGAAGTATCATCTATTGCTTTCTGACTTCTTTTGTCCATATTATCTGCCATAAACTTAGGTATATAATATAAATAGGAAAGACCCCTATTTAGGAGAGGTCTTTGTTGAGTAGCTAGGTCCTACACCCGGCCTTAGTATTTGAGGTTGTTGTGATTTTTTAGCATTTTGCCATTCTTTTTGTTGTTCGGATTGTTTATCGTAATATTCCTTTAATTTCTGAAAGGTAAATCTACGAATCCATATAGGCATATTATATACTTCAGACCAAGTATAACCGCCTTGTCCATTAAATACTATTTCGTGAATTTGTGAATATACTTGAAGTTTATACTTAGGCGTCAGGCCAAAAAAAGTTAATTGTTATCGGCAGATCGACGTCCTCCTGGCCGCCATCTTCAGTATCAATAGAGATATTCATATCAAGATCTGGAGATATTTGATTGTAGTATTCACGTAATGCTCTTGCATCTTTAGCAAGTAGGTATTTGTCTACAAATTCTCTAATATCTTTCTTTTCAGTAATGCCGTTTACTGATGTAAGTGTGTATTTAAGACGAGTTGTAACTTCCGCTACATTATCTTTATTAATTTTTCTTAAACCTTCGATCTCTCTATCTATATTTTTTTCATCACCATGAGTTAGCAACCTAAAGGTAACTGTGTTATCTGTATGTGGTAATTTAAAAGCAAATTCATTTTTCTTACCTTCAAGTAAAGTATAGTCAATATCTTTATTCTCTAAAGTAGATAAGTCAACTGTGTGCTCTTCTCCGGTATATGTAATATTGTAATCTTTTCCGTATGACAAAATACGTGCTGCTATCATTATAGCATTTTTATCTCCTATAAGTAGATCGTTGTAGTTAAATCCTTCAGTAACTATTAAGGACTGCAGTAGTTTATCTAATACAACTCCTTTACGTATAAAGTTCTGATTGGTTAAAATGTCCTCTTCCTTGGCAGTCATGTACTTCATTTCAATAGTACCTTTGGAAAGAGGACTGTCTTCAGGGTAAAGAAGACCTTTTGATGGTAGTTCCACAACCTCAGTTGGTAACGAAAATTTGGATTCCATAAATTTTATTTAGTTATAACTTGTTATAATAATAAATATATGAAAAAATTATTTTTCGACCAACAAAAAACCCGGAAAAGTCCGGGTTAATTGAAATTGAGGGTAGGGGTAAAAAATATTTTAAAAATTCAATACGCAATAATCCATTGCAACAGTAAGTGAAAGGTCTACTACTTCGTCTGTAGCCCAGTCAAACTGACCAAAGTCACCATTTACAATAAATGCTCCTTTGATAACCCATTCAGATACTACATCACCTACAGGTCCTAAGACTTGTAACTTAAGATCTTTTTTGTAGAAGTCTGAATATCCAGCACGTCCTGTTACTGATTCATAAGATAAACGAGCCCATTCCATTACTGCTTGTGCTCCAGATGGAGTAATCGGATCATAAAGCACCATATCCATATCTTGCCATTCTCTCTTCCCACGAATCTTTCTATAAGAGTTAATGTGGTCAAGTTTGATAGAGTTATCCTGGAAGGTAGGTGCTTTTACGTTCTTCACCATAAAGCCCTGGATGCCTGTATCGGCCATGCTGATTATAAATCTATTTTGAACCTTGGGCTCGAAGGCTCTGAACATGATTTCGCTTGAATCTAATACTGCCATGTTATTTGTTTATTATAAATATCTTATTATTAAATTATGCATTAAAAGTTGCTCCTGTTGGCTCTACTGTAAAGTCTAATACGATGAATTCTGCAGTTTTAGCTGGCTGAATAAATACTTGACCTACTAGCTGATTTCTATCAATAACATCTGATGTGTTATTAGTATCGTCCATTACTACTCGGAAAGAGTAAAGACCTTGTTGCTGTACAACTGACTCTAAGTATGGATTAACGATTGATAAGAATCTGTTACGAGTTGCGATTGTATTTTGTTCGAATACTAAGTTACGAGCTTGATCTCCAAAGAACTTCTTAAGTTCGATTAATAGTCTACGAACGTTAATACGATCTAGTGCAGAAGACTTTTTCTGCAATGTTTTCTGACCGAATGCTGCAATACCTTGACCTGGGAATGTAGCAATTGGATTTACATTTCCATCATATAAAGTATCACGATCGGCTTTAGTTAGTTTTCTTTCTGCTTGGATTACGTTAGGAATACCTCCTCTTACTAGTCCTGCTGGTGCAAACCATGGAGCTGAAGCACCATCTGTGAATGCATATACACCTGGAATAACTACTGAAGGTGGTACGAAAGTATTTTTACCTGTAGCTGATCCTACTTGTACCCATGGCCAGTAAGCAGCTGCATACGAGCTATTGATCTCACCTGCTTCTGATACTGCATTTGCAAGTGTATCACCGTAACCTACTGGATCTACTACTGCGATAGCATCCCCACGAGTTTCTGCTAATGAAACTACTTTAGATACAGTAGAGCTATTATTTTGCTGAGTAAGACCCGGTACTGTGATAATATTGAATGCATACTCATCTTTATTTTCTAGAAGAGTAATAGCATCTGTATAATCACCATCGACTAATCCTTGAGCATCTGTAGCTGCATCTGTAATGCTTCCAAAGTATGCTGCTCCTGCTTGAACATTGCTTCCTACTGCTCCGTGGAATGAACCAGATTGTGCGATTGGAAGTGAAGCAGAATAAGAAACACCACTCGAATCTGTTCCTACTGAAAGTCCATCTGTGCCTAAATAGTTAAGGGTAGGAGTATTTACTGCCGATACTCTAATATAATTTGATTTGTTTACGTAAGATCCTGCTGTTTGTAAATATACAACTCCTGAAGAATCAGTAGCTTTAGTAAGTACTTGATCTCCAATTACGCTTGCAATATAGCTATCAGAGTTAGGATCTAAAGATAGGTTATTAAATGTTTCTAAAACTATCTTGCTTTTTAGGTTATCATCTCCTCTACGGACAGAAAGTGAGAAGGTTCCTTTAGCTTGATTTACATTAGAGATTTGATATCTTAGATTATCTACTGAACCAGATACTAATGAGCTGTCACTGTTTTGTGAGCCAGCATCAGATACACCTGTTGAAGTATTAAACAATTCTCCTTTACCTAATGTTTCGATAGCAAATGGATTACTTGTTTGAGTAGTAGAATTTGTTCCTCCTGCTAGGGTAATTAAATTAGCGACAGATGCTGTATCGAATGTACCTGTGGAAGAACCGGTTTGAAAAGTAATTCCGTTTAAACTAGTTCCGGCAGAAGAACCAGTTAATTGAAGTTCTGCTCCATTTGAGGAAGCTGATACAATGCTCTGTAGAGCAGTTGCTCCGTTAATCTCTAATACTAAGTTTGCTGCTGTTCCTGCAGCATCAGAACCTGTGCTAAAAAAGTACACATTCCCATCAGTATCATCTAAAGGAATAGGATTCCCTGAGCCAATAAATCTGTAGTCAGTACCGCTGTAATTAATTCTTGCTTCTTGTCCGTCTACGAAAGCAGCGGCTAATGTACCTGAACCTACTGCTGTTGCGTTTCCTGTGGATACGGTAGTATTAGAAATTGTTGAGTTAGAAGCAGCTGTCCAGTTTGAAGAACCAGATACAACACGGGTAATCAATGCTGTATTTCCTCCTTGTTGGAAATAAGATTTAACTGCTAAAGACGTTAGGTATTCCTGCTTAGTGGAACCTGATTCAAAAGTTTCTCCGAATTTTCTTACATACTCACCGTATGAAGTAATTACGGTAGGAATCTCAACCGGTCCTTTTACTGTTGGACCAACAAATGCTGCACCGGCTTCAGCGGCTGCAGGTTGAATAAAAGAGATGTCATTTTCTCTTGTAAAGACTCCTGGAGAGATAATAGTTTCTGCCATGTTATAAAAGGTTTATATTCTGTCTTATATAAATATCAATTCTTTTTCTAAAACCTTTTCGGTCTAAAAATAGTTTACCGACACATATAAATAGGAAAGGAGGCTCGAAAACCTCCTCACTTATAACACTAAAAACTACTATTTACTTCTTTAAAGTTTTTTTGGTAGGTTTAGTTTCTTTAACCGGCTCTTCTTTTTCTAATTTAGGTAAAGATACATCAGGTGCTCCGGTTGGAATAGGATCCTCAGAGATAAATTCTCCTGTTTCCATATTTATGTTTCCTCTACCGTATTTATCTTCTAACGCTTTAGCTGTATCAGCTTCTGCTTTACGGAGATTTTCTAGAAACGTTTCAGCATTTTCTCTACGTTTATCTAAGTCGAGTTCTGCTAAAGCAATCTGTCCGAATTCTCGAACGATAGCTTGGTTGTTGCTTTGAATTTGCTGCAATGATTGCAACTCTTCATCTGCTAATTTAATAACGGCCATATTTAAAATTTAATCGATTTATTATAATATAGTAATTTTATTTTTTATTTACAACTTTTTTATCCCAAAATCTTTCGTAACCAAAGTACCCAGCTGTCTTTATAATAGTATCTAAGCTACCGATAGCTAATCCAAACTTCCAATTACCGCTTACAAACCAGCCGGTACCTATAGTAATTAAGGTAGCTATTACTCTCCATATAAGAGTCTTTACTAGTGTTTGTTTATAGCTTGCCATCTTCTCTCATTTTAGATCTAATTTTAGTAGCAGAGATTTCTTCTATATCCTCAGGAGGTACATGCTCTATTACTTCGTATCCTACACCTCTTCCGTAGTTGATAGATTCTATATCTGGGATTTTAATTATTTTAATTCTACCTTTGTTTAAAAGGTCTTTTAACTCTTCGGTTAGATTCAACATTACTTCATCTGAAGTCCAAGGTTGATTTTCATTTGGTTCAACATCTCGGATACAAATTAAAACGTTTTTACCTTCATTTAAACGCTGATCTATCAACCATCTATGTCCTTCATGCCAGGGTTGCCAGCGACCTATAAACATACTATATTTCATCTAATATCTTTTTAAATGATTCTTCAGGTGTATCTTTTGTAGTATCAATATCTATAAAATTTTTTTGGGGTGCTATATACGCTGAAGATTTAAAATGATCACGTTGTCTTGTTTCAGAGGTATGTACATATATTTCTTTTATGTTTTCACCTAACAGTTTTTTAAAATCTTCTCTCTGGTCTATATAAGGAGAAACTAAAGCTACAATAACATCTTTACCTTGATTATGCAAATAATGAGCTATACGTTGAGCTGTGCTTATATTTTCAACCCTTCCTTTGATAGTATAATCTTTATTAGAGAATAATTCTCTCATATCATCACCGTCTATCATGTAAATAGATTCCGGTAAATGCTCTTCTAGCATTTTAGCTAGTGTCGTTTTGCCGGCACAAGGCTGTCCTGTAAACCAGTATATCATGTACTATAATTAAAATACTCGTAAAACCAAGGGTAAGTATTAACTATGTTCTGTGATAGTTGTTGACCTAAATATTCATTGTATGATTCGGGAACAGGTTTAACTTCTTTACGGATTGTATGATCTCCAAAGATACCATGTACTGTATCATCTTCTTGGGTTAACTGTTCTACATTTTGAAAATCATGTTGATATCTTTCAATCCCAAAAAAATCGTATACTTTATCTAATTCTATTTGAGGATTAGAAGTTAGATCTTCAAATCGTATAAATAAAATATTTTTATCTGTACCTTCATCTATTATCTGTTTTAGTCTTTCTACAGCGATTCCAATTGGAGGATTTTGAGCCCAATGATCAACTCTTTTAGCTGTTGTAGTACCTTTCATTTCAGCCCAATTTACAATACCGCTATCTTTATCTTGATTCTTCCTAAAGTTTTTCTCCATAGAAGCATAGATAGATCTTAAATCTCTAACCATACACACTATTTTAGGATCTGAGTAGAATGAGTCTAAAAAGCTATAATGTATTCCCCATCCTCTGGATTTATCTATTACGTACTTCTTATCTGTAATACCGTTAAAAAATCCTTCTACTCCTTGACGGCAAAAATTAAGCCAGCCTTTTTTCATTAACTCACCATCTTGAGCTTGAAAAGCGTTATCAGAAGTATAGTTTTTACGAGCAGCAAATAATAATTCTAAAACACCAGAGGTAGGTGTTACGTAAAAATCAGGATTTTGACCTAAAATATTCTGTAGTAACGTACTACCTGCTCGAGGTAAAGAAGACTGAAAGAATATTTTTTCCATTATAAGTCCTCTATAGCCTGAATAATATCTTTTGAATTAAATACTTCAGTGAGGTCGTTATAAGGAATTGATGAAATGTCTTGTGCTAAATTAAATGGCTGATAAGCGGCTTGTTCAATTAACGGTTTTTTAGTAAACTTATTTCTTGTAAGATTAGTATGTAAACCGTACCCAAACTGTCCGGGGTTGGTAGTAACCCATGCGACGACTGATGGTTTATTCATAGCAGCAGCTAGATGCTGTCCAAAACTGTCCATAAGTAATCTCTTTTGAGATAAAGAGATAAGAATAGCTATACTACGAAAACCATCCATTGCATGTAAAGTATCCGGGTAGACTGGCTGGTCTTGTCTTTTTATATGAGCAATAGTATACTTATCTTTGAAATGATTTATAACATCTAATACTGTGGGTGTAGGTATATCTCTAGTCCAAGAGTAATTAAAACCTTGATTTTGAGGTCCTCCATTAGGTTGAATAACCATTATAGGTTTTTCAGTTTCATAGAAAGGTTTAAAATAATCTATTTCCGGCTGAGTTAAGAATAGTTCCGGGCTTTCTCCTTGATACTTTAAACCGAACATATTACACCATACTTCAAATAGATGTTTCTTTTCTAATATAAAATCAGATTCACGATAAGGTTCTCCGGAAAATACTTTAGCTTCTTTACCTTTTATATATTTGAGGTAAACACCATTTATTTCATCTGAACGAAAAATCTGTTTAACGTCAGGGTTATTAAGGAATACATCTGGGTATGCAGATACTACGTATAGATTTGCTTTTTTGTATTTTTTTTTAATTGCTTTTACTATAGCGGTACCCATAATGGATTTACCTAGACCGCCGTCTATTTGAAAGAATATATTCATATAACTAATATAAGAAAACCTTTTGTACTAAACAACTATTACCAGGGAGTACCGTTAGATTCTGTAATAGCTGCTTGTGCTACTATGGTAGAAGCAATTGATGCAGAATTTTCTGATTCAAAAGAAGATGTATCTACAGAACTTGTAACCCATGCTAGTACGTTTGCTTCAGTAAGAGAATCGTAAGCTATAAAATCCGGATCAGAAGCTGAACCTGTAACGGTTAGTTCGCCAATTTTTCTAGTACCGTATCCGCTATCCTCAGATTCACAAGCATAAGTAATTAACTTAACTACTCCGTCTGCGGTAGTTCTTTTAAGATCGTATATTTTCCAATTGTGATTCATTGTTAATGTTTTTAATAAATAGTTTTAAAATTTCAATTCAGTCAATTCTCCTTCATCCCCAAATCCTACCTTAGGTACGCTATTAAAAGCTAAACTACATCTTACGGTTTCAGTTTTATTTAAAGGAACAGAATGACTTAGATGAGAAGGAAATAATAAAAGTAAGCCAGGAGAAAAATCTATATCAAAATTATTCCATGCATACTTTAAATCTTTTTTGTTTAAAACTTGTTTAGGCATTAGATAAGATACATTATGCCCTCCGTAAGTTTTATGAAATCTAATAGCTGGTGTTTTTTCTTCTGATTGACCAAAATAGAGTATTCCTGAGATTAAACTGTTAGGGTGGGTATGCTGTGTATGATGTTGGCCAGGGTGTTTGTAAGAAAGCCATGATTGACCAAATTTATATCCATCATAATCATACCCTAACATATTACCGTATTCTTGAACTAGTGCTAAAATAAGACTTTTTAAATCACCACATTCAGGTTCATCTAATATATACGAATTAACTGATCTGTCTCCATAATTAATATGATCTACTCTTTTTTCATCAATCTCAGTAAGCATCTGTTGTTCTGTAAACCATTTAGCTACATGTCCAAATTTATCCGGTAGATTGACAGCCATTACCGGAGTAGGAAAAAGCTCTAATACACTAAAATCTATTTTATTGTTTTCCATAACTTATTAATTATTTTGAATAAAATTAAAAGCAATTGATATTCTTTCTTTATCGCTCTCATTTCTTTCTACTGAATGTTTAACCCACGAAGGAAAAAGAAAAAATTTAGACTCTTCTGCTTTACACACTACTGCTGTTGTATTAGCTAAAGTTTCTTCTCTTCTAATTTTTGATGTCATAAAAAATTCAGCATTATCTCCTCGATGTAAAACTAAATTTCCCATATTATTATCCGGTACGGATACATAGTAAGTACCAGATAGTATACTGTTTTGATGATCGTGTTCTGTATTATAATCGTGCTTACCGTTTATATTAATCCACCAGTTACCTAGTTGTAAATCAGATATACCAGTATGTCTTTTAGGAATATCATTAACAAATAAAGTAAGATCGTCAAATAACTTTTGTAAAGATTCTGGTATCGGTAGTATTAACTCTTTACTGTGCCATCCTCCTCTATTAGATATATTTACTCCTGGTTTTTGTTCTCTTACTTTAAGGCAGTATTCTTTAATAGACTTATTATCTATACCCACTACCGGACATTCCCATAAAGGAATACTCCAAAGTAATTTTTCAAAAACTTTAAATTCCATACTTTTTATCTAAAAGGACGTCCTCCGGTCCAAAATACCAAACATCTTCTCTCTCCTCTTGTAATAGGAGTTACTCTATGCATACAAAATGAAGGAAATACTATAACGTCTCCTTTTTCTCTAGGAACTGTTAAATAGTCTTCACCCCCCATCCAAATCTGAAAGTCTCCTCCTTCATAATCAGATGAGTCGGATAATTGAACAGTCATAGCAAGTTTACGTTTATTAACCCCATGAGCACCTACATCCATATGCCAATCTAAATGACCTCCGTCTTCTGGGTATATAACATAATGTATTGAGTCAGTAACTATATCTATATCAAAATGAAACGCTTTTTCGTTTGCTTCTAAAGCAAGTGGAAATAGTAAATCGTATAACCATTTAGAATGAGGTTGAGGATTAATATAAGCAATATCTCTATTATTAGTTCTATATGAATCAGTTACATTTCCTAATTCTTGAGTTCCTGTTTTACCTTTTTCAAATTTATAATTAGCATACACCATATCAGTTAAGTCTTTGATCATTTTGTCATCCAAAACGTTCTTCCAATAGTAAAAACTATTCCAATTAGACTGTGGGGTAAACTGATTATATGGTATTAACGGAAAACTATTCTTCATCTCTTCTTTCTATATGTGTGAACCATCCTGTTAGTATATATTTAGTTTGGGTTGGGGATACAACTCCTCTATGCATATATAACCAATCGGCAGGCCATATAACTAACTTTCCTCGTTTTGGCTCTTCAAAATGGTGTTGATATAAAAACTCTGTTTCTCCTCTATCAGTTACATCATTTAAGTACACCATCCACACTAGCAATCTTTTAGAGTGTTTTATACCGGCTCTTTCACAATGCCAGGAAGAAAAACCTTCACCAGGAAGATATCTCTGCAGATTAAAAGAAAAATCGATATCGAAAGGATCCATTTTTTCCATAGCGGTTCGATGTCTTTCAATATAATCAAATTTATTTTTTTCTAATATATCAACTAATGACTGTAAAAGAGGAGCCCAGGTTTTATCTTTGAGATATCCAGGATGAAATGAAATATCTGTTGATTTTTTACCAGAATCTGAGCTTTCACCGTTAGGTCCAAAAACTACACCTGGTTTTTTATCATCAGAGGCTTCGAAAGTCTCTATAAAAGCTCTGCATAACTCAGGAGATAAAGCTCCTTCTTTACTGTAAAGAAACATTTTACTTATCTTCTTTATTTTTTTGCTCTAATGCTAGTTTAGCTTGTTTGAAGTCTAAAAGATTACCTGATTCGGTTTGTAATCTTTCTACGGTTTTTAATGGACCTACAGCATTAATGATTTCTGCTGGTCCTGCGTTTGGTCCTAGTGCTTCAGCTCTATTTCTTAGAGCATGCCGGTAAGAAGTAGCCTGGTGAGTATCAACATTTTTACTATCGAACGAACCATCATCTAATTCAGACTTAATCTGGGACCATAGTTTTAACTCTCGTACCCGATCGTGAGCTACTTGTTCCATACTAGCTTTACCGTAAAGGTTTTCATCTAAACTAATTTGAATTTCCCTTTGTTTAAGTTCATCTCCAGATTGAATCGCTTTTTGCATTTTACGTTCAAGCTTTAATCTTTTGATTTCGTTACGTCTAAGGTCGAATGATAAGCCCATTAAAGCATCAAACATAGCAGACATCTCTCTAACTGATTGCCAATATTTAGATGCAGATGTTGGATGTTTACCGTCATTAAGTACTGATATTCTCATTTCAGTTTCAGTACGGAATATTTGTTTTTTAAGCCAGTTATCAGTCAACTCTTCTTTTAGTTCAACTATAGCTTTAGCATCTTCTTGTTTAAGTACCTCTAGTATAGGTTTGAGGTCTTCTGTTACTGTTAAATCTTTATTTTCAGACATTTACAACTTTTCTTTATTACTAATATAAAACTTTTTCTTTTAATAAACAACTTTTTTACATAGAACCTGTCGGTAAAGTGTACACTAAAGGCTGACCGCGTAATGAGTCATCTTCATGATCCTCAGGGTATACTAATTCTTCAGCATCAATAAAATCGTCGATATGCTCTTGAGCTATTTCTACTGTTACTTCTAAAGCACCTACTCTACGAGCCCATGCTTCATTATCGGTCGTGTATATATCTGCAATATGTCCTTGAATATGGGACTCTTCGTTTTCTTCGTAGGTTATAAACCCTTTTCCTGTGTTTGTAGCTTTAAAGTATCTCATTTTTTATTTTTTATACATGTATGTGAACAACTGATGATGTATTAGGTGTTGCAGGGGTCCCAGGACCTGATGTATATTCTTCAGTACAGGAGTAAAACAGACATGAAGGAGTTCTTTGAGCTCCACCTACTAAAATACCGTTACCTGCTGTCCCGTCACTTCCTACTCTACATCTTCTTACATTAGTAGAGGTAGTAGTAGACCAAGTAGAGCCGTTATAAAGCTCACTGGTAGTATGAGATATAGATGTAGTATTGTTATACCCTGACATAGCTATGGTGCCATTTTGTGTACCTGCACCGCCATGCCCCATTCTCGGCTGGCTCATGTTTCCTCCGGTAGACCAGGAACTACCATTATATTCTTCAGTACTAATTACAGTAGATGGGTTTTGTCCTCCAAATATTAACCCTGAGTTTTGAGTGCCTGTTACTGCTGAATTATACCTATTAATAGATGTGTTTCCTCCGTTAGACCAAGAACTACCGTTATACTCCTTTGTACAATTATCATAGGTAGAAGGAAAACCTCCTGCGCTTAAACCAGAATTCTGTGTTCCAGTACCTTGTGAACCTTGCTGTGAGTTAGGGTAACTACCGCCTGTAGACCAAGAACTACCATTGTATTCTTCAGTTCGATTCTGGTTAGAAGGAGTTGCACCAGTAAAACCTAAAGCAGCATTTTGAGTTCCAAAACCTCCTAGATCTCTTCTAGATACAGACATAGCAGATACATTAGTCCAAGAGGTTCCATTATATTCTTCAGTACAACTAGTAACAATACTGGGAGACCGCAAACCACCAAACGCTACAGCTGATGTTGAATTTCCTGCTGTACCTAAAGATCTTCTAGCATTATTCATAGCTCCGCCAATAGTCCATACTGCTGCTCCTGGACCTGCAGGTTGACCTCCGCCAAACTCTAGTTTAGAAATTACTATTTGGTTACTACCGGTATCGAACCACATATAACTATCTCCAGGAGCAGTAGAAGCTGATGGAGGATTAAGTGGAAGCCTTAATGAACCGGTAATAAAAGTTGTCTGTAACTGTGCCATATTATATAGATATTGACCCTGATCCCATTATGTACGAATCTGATGTTCCTGGTGTTGCAGGTCCTGCGTTATATTCGTAAGTGCTACTAGCATTAACATTAGACGGCCAAGACTTACCGCCGGAAGCTACAGCAGCGTTTTGAGTACCGAATCCATCTATACAGCGTCTAGTAGCAGGTAAATTTGAGGTATTAGCCCAAGAAGTACCGTTATAAGTTTCACTAGATCTTTGAGAGTTAGTTTGGTTCCCGGGATAAAATCCTCCAAAAGCTAAAGCTGAGTTCACCTCTCCTGCTCCTCCCAATCCGCTCCTTAGTACATTCATATTACCTCCTGATGACCAAGTAGTACCGTTGTATTCTTCTGTCTGACACGTATAGTAAGGTGCTATATTCCCGCAGATACTGCCACCAAAAGATAAAGCGGCATTCTGAGATGATCCTGCATAACCTACATACCACTTATTATAACCGGACATAGCGTTTGCTGAGGTCCAGGAAGTACCGTTATACTCATCAGTACAGGTACCGCCTGCGTTTGTTGTACCTGCAAAACCTACTGCTGCGTTTTGAGTTCCTGCGAGACCGGGTTTACCTACAGTAGTTCGAGGTACTGTACCTCCAAAACTCCAAGTACTTCCGTTATACTCTTCAGTGCATGTCCCATTAGGTGAACCTCCAAAGACTAATGCAGAATTCTGTGTCCCTGTTCCTGCTAATCCATTCCTAGCTCTATTTAATGCTCCTCCAGCTGAATAGCTTGTTCCGTTGTATTCATCAGTACAGCTTAGATCCCATGGAGTTGTTGGATACTGTCTACCTCCTGTTACTAACCCTGCATTTTGAACACCTGCTCCTGCTAAATTATAACGACCAACAGGTACACTCCCCGCACTAGACCAAGTACCGTTTCCTCCAGGAGTGCCAGGTGTACCTGGAACTAAGATACATTTGGTAAAGTGTAGTTTTGCGCTTCCACTATCATACCACATCATTCCGGTATGTGAAGTATCCGGTGTTCGTCCTAATTTAATCGAACCTGAAGCGTGTACTGTAGTTGCTTGTAACTGTGCCATAATTTAAGATATTACATCAACATATACTTTATAATCTCCTACATTTGAACCTAAATGAGCTTTATAGTACTTTATATCAAAATTACTTGAAATAGTAATTTGAGGACTTCTAAGCCAATACTTCTGACCGGAAGTACCGGAAGTTTCGGCATAATAGTAATAAGTGCCTGTATTCCCAGATGTTAGACCGGTACCGGATGAACCTGTTCCTGATGGATCTCTATTCCAACGGTTTGTGCTGGTACCGTTCGCTAACGCATACCAAGTGACAGAGGTGTAAGAGGGGGTATTAGTTCTAGATGATTGCCAGCCAGAGGATATACCGCTTTGGGGGTCGTAACTAGTACCGAATAAAGTAAAATCATCTAATTGAAAATCTCCTCTAAAAGAAGGTCCATTATTATATTCCCAAACTACTCTTACCGAGTTACCGCTATAATTGCTTTCTAAAGTATGGTTATTATAAGACCAGGCAGGTGATGGACTTAAATTTTGCGAATATATAACATCTGATAATCCTAAAGGTACGGGAATAGAACCTGAAGCAGTAGCACTAGAGTTACCTAATTCTTTTGCAACTATACCAGTACCTACCCAACCGCTATATTTTACACAATCGTATTCAGTATCATACCACATGTAACCTACGTCACTAGTAGTAGAACCAGAGCCTGGGTATAAAGAACCGGTAATATCCATCGACTGTAAAGTTGCCATACTACTTTTGTTTTAAAACTTTTATTTCTTCTTTCAATTCATTTATCTGTTCTTGTTGTTGTTGTAAAGCTTTTACGAGAACGGTTGTTAATTTAGAATACTGTACACCATGTATTTCTCCATCTTCTTCATATGATACTAGGTTAGGGAATACTTTTTCAACTTCTTCAGCGATAAATCCAATGTCTTTTGTTTTATCTTGTTTCCATTGGAATTCTACTGGTTCAAGTTGCTTTATATTTTCAATTTGATCCTGTAGAGGTAAAATACATTCTTTATGTTTTCTAGCTGATGTTTCTACTAATGTTGTAGTACGTGTTGTACCTGACACACAAGCATTATTCATAAAGGTGTAATTGTCAGCAGTTGAGGTTAAGCTTTTACCTACAATAAACGAACACTTATGACCATTAATATAATTATTTGATCCACCTAAAATAGCTGAGCTGCAAGCGCCGTTACATATACAGTTGCAGAGACCACCTGCTATAGTATTAAAAGACTCATTGGTAGAACCGATAATATTATTACATTGGCCCCCTGCTATCGTATTAGCAGTTCCATACTGAGTAGCTACAATACAGTTTAATGTTCCACCCCCGACAGTATTATAAACACATCCTTGCACCACATTACAACAACCACCTGCTATAACAGAAAAGTTAGTGTTATTACAAACTCTATTACATTGACCACCACCTACAGAAGAAAGATAACCACAAACTACATTACTACATCCACCTCCAATAAAAGAACAATCTCCATCTACTTGGTTGGCACGCCCACCACCTATTACAGCAAAAATTTCTCCACTACATATTGTGTTTTGACAACCTCCCCCAATAACTCCACAGTGACCTCCAATGGTATTAAGTCTACCAGCTCCGATAAATCCATAACAACCTGAGACTGTATTTGTATCGCCTCCTACAATAACACCTTGATATGCAGATACTGTGTGGTTAGTACCACCTGCTATAACTGATCCTCCATGAGTAATACAGTTATTGTATCCTCCTCCAATAGCAGAAACTGCTGCACTTGGCTGGTTACCGTCTGTTACTACTATATCATTATTAGAGCCTCCTGCTATAACATGGTTTGATGAAGCTGCTGACCCGCTAATATTATTGTTAGTTCCTCCTCCGATAAATGCTCCACATGTGTTGCAAATATCATTATTAGTACCTGAACCTACAAAACTTCGTTGACCAGAAACAAAGTTAGAACAGCCACCACCTATCACACTACTACCGGAAGTTACACAGTTTGCTTGACCCCCGCCTACCACACTTAGTTCGTCTGTAACTGTATTACCGCATCCACCTAAAATGGCTGAACAATTACCTTCTGCATTATTTGATTTACCTCCTGCTATTACAACGTAAGGGGCTGAACCTGTATTACATGCTCCTCCTCCCATAAAACTAAAACAAGTAGAACCTATTAAACAGTTTGAAGCTCCTCCTGCAATTGTTGATCCATAATCAAAACCAGATGTTCTGCAAATTAAATTAGTTGCTCCACCGGCAATAGTTGAATTAGCAATGTTACATAATATTTTATTGTTTTGACCTCCTCCGATTGTATTAATATTGTGAGCAGTGCAGATACAGTTCCCCATACCGCCGGTTAATGTGTGTCCATAACAAGTACCACCTATATCATTTTGACATCCTCCACCTATAAAAGATAGTCTACCAGTAATACAATGATCACGTCCACCTACTATAACATTACAGTTACATTGAGCAATAATGTTTCTACAACCGCCTCCAATAAAACTATAATCTGAGTCTATTATGTTGCAATAACCACCTACTATAGCACCATAGCTTTCGCCTGAACAAATTTCATGATTGTATCCACCCCCTATTACACCATATTGTCCTGCTGCATTATTATGGTAACCACCTCCTATGAAAACATGACTATTAGCAATACAGTTAGTGCATCCTCCTACTATAGATGAAAAGTCTCCATCTACACAATTTCCTTTACCACCTCCTATGAAAGCAAGGGTCTCTCCACTACATATATCATTTCCACAACCTCCTCCTATAAACCCACAATCACCACATGTTCTATTTAGTCTACCTCCTCCAACAAATCCATAGCACCCAGAAACAGAGTTAGAATCTCCTGATAAAACAGCAGCTTGGTATGCAGATACAGTACTATTAGTAGCAACACCTATAAATCCAGTACCGGCAGAAACTAAGTTATTGTACCCACTTATTACTACCCCTCCGGTATCTAAAGTGGATAAACTTTCGTTCATCTTAATACAACTCTGTAACCCGCCAATAATCATATGGTAAGCTGAGTTTGTATTACCTGAACCGCTAATAAAATTATTTTTACCTCCTAAGATTGAAGAACATTTAGCACTACATATACGGTTGGTAATACCTCCTACTATATTACTATGAGAACCTGAGTTGATAACGTTGCATTGTCCTCCTACAATATTAGCATAAATACTACTATTTACAGCTGAATTTAAACATCCACCTCCTATAAATCCGCATGCTCCTGAGCCTGTGTTTTTGGTTCCTCCTGCTATAACTGCTATATTAGCTGCAATACAGTTGTAAGCACCACCGGCAATAGTTGAACAGTCTCCGTCTACTATATGATTACGTCCACCGCCGATAGTAGCATAATCTTCAGCATTACATATAATATTAGATCGTCCACCACCTATAGTTCCTGCTTCACCACAAACACAGTTTCCTCTACCTCCACCTACAGTTCCTGCCTTGTCTGTAATTTTATTATTACAGCCACCGGCTATAGTTTGATAACTTGAATAAGTTCCGGAAAGTGAATTATCTCTACCCCCACCTATGGTATTATATCCTGAGTATGTACCAGAAATAGTGTTAGTACATCCTCCTCCGATGACGTTATACCAATAGTCGGAATTAGTACAGTTATCCTCTCCTCCTGCGATAACACTGAATCTATCTCTAACACAGTTACTACACCCACCGCCTATAGTTGAAAATATGTTTTCAATCTTATTAATATACCCTCCTCCAATAAAACTACATGCACCTGCCGACGTTATACAGTTGTCTCTACCTCCGGCTATAGCTGTTACTGTTGCTGAAAGGCTGTTGTTATAACCACCTGCTATAATAGAACAGGCACTAAGTACGTCATTTAGTCTACCACCTCCTACAAAACTACAGTTACCTGTTATACAGTTGTCACATCCTCCTCCGATAAAACTACAGTTACCAGTAATGGTATGATTTATACCACCTCCTATAGAAGACTTAGTACCGGATAATGTATGACCTGTTCCTATCTGTATACATCCACTACCGCTTATATTACCGCCTACTGTTAAATTTGTACCGTCAAAAATAAGATTTGAACTACCTGCAAAACTACCACCGTTATTATACTGTACTTGAGTATCAGAACCGCCTGGAGATCCTCCTACTCCTGTTAGGTTGCTACCATCACCCACAAAGGACCCGCTAAATGTAGAAGCAGAGACTGAACCTTGTAGGTGTGTGCTAGTAATATCACTATGCCCGATAACTACTGTATTGGATCCTTTGCCTACAGCACAACAACCAATTACTATTGAGTTAGAATCATTAGAATTTAATGTTCCGGCTTTATACCCTACTAAAGTGTTGCCGCCGCCTGTTGTTAAAGTACCTACACCAGTACAGTAACCGATTAAAACGTTATTACCTCCTGATTGAATACTATTACCTGCGTTATAACCTACTGCAACATTATTAGAATGGGCAGAACCGTTATGAAGTGCTGCATAACCGATTGCAACAGAACTTTGAGGGCCTGGGAAGGTATAGTTAGAACTGTACAATGCTTGATATCCTACAGCTGTGTTTGTTCCTCCTCTTTGATTTTTTTCTCCTGCGCTATAGCCGATAAGTACTTGGCGTTGCCCAGAAACGCTTAGATCTTTTCCTGCATTAACACCGATTACAACGTTTGCATCAGGTGATGTTGCATTAAGAAATGCATCTTTACCTATTACAACGTTATTTAATGTATTTGTACTCCTAGTACACCCTGCATTAACTCCAATACTAGTAGATGTTCCTTCAAAATTTAATACACTAGCAGTAACTCCTCCAGTAAGCTCTAACTCACCACTAGCGCTTATATTACCTTCTACGGTTAGTTTTTGGGATGGACTGGTTGTACCGATTCCTAATCTGTCATTTGAAGTGTCCCAATGTAGATTTGTATCTGAGGTTAGTTCTGTTCCTGAGTTCCAAATAGCAAGTTTATTAGCAGCTCCTGTGCCAGTTACAGTACCGGTACAAGTAGTAGCTCCAATATCCGATAATACATTAGCTCCTGTTCTAAAGTCTACATTACCAGATGAATCTAATACTAGGAATTTATCTGTGTCGGTTCCTGCATTTACTACTGAGGATAGATTTAGAGATCCTGTAACATTAATAGATCCTGTAAATGTATGTGTATCAGATATTTCATCTCCAAATCTGTTCGAACCAGTTGCAAAAGATATAGATTGACTAACTACATTAGTTACGATTTCAGTTGCTGTTACTTTACCCCCTACTGTTAAGTTTGTACCGTCAAAAGTAAGATTCGAACTACCGGCAAAGTTACCACCGTTATTATATTGTACTTGAGTATTAGAACCGCCTGGGGATCCTCCTACTCCTGTTAAGTTACTACCATCGCCTACAAAAGAGCCGCTAAATGCAGAAGCAGAAACTGTTCCTTCAACATCTAAATTATTCATAAATGTAGTACAAGAAGCAGAGGAAGTTAAATTTGAACCTACTATAAATGAATTATCATGTATTACACAGTTAGAATTTCCTCCTAGAATACCTGAATTGTCACCATCTAGTATATTAAGCTGTCCTCCTCCGATTACACTGTATTGTTCAAGACTACATATTGAATTAGAACAGCCACCCCCTATAAAGCCGTAATTTCCATAGATTGCGTTAGATCTACCACCACCGATAAGACCGTACCAGGCGGCTGCTGATATACAATGATCGCGACCACCTACTATACTTGAAAGAAGTCCGGAAATAGAGTTGTTACATCCTCCTACTACAACTGTACAGTTAGCAAGAGCGTCATTTTGTGTACCCCCACCTACAAAGCTTAGGTTTCCAGATACGCAGTTGGTGCTACCACCCCCAATAAAAGAACAAGTACCTGATATAGTATTTAAAGTGCCTCCTACAATAGAAGATAAAGTACCAGAGTTAGTATGTCCTGTTCCTATCTGTATACACCCACTGCTGCTTATATTACCCTCTATGGTTAATTTTTCTTCAGGATTAGTAGTTCCTATTCCTAGCCCTGTAGAGTCAAGGCGCATTCTTTCACTTCCGTTAGTGTCAAAAGAAATTTGTGTTCCGCCGGCTTCTAAAGCCATTTTACCTTGTACGGTTTTGATAATACTATTAGCGTTAGTATCTACAAATTTAAGAGTACTTGTATTTGTTGAACTTTCAAGCCTTAACATTTCTCCTGAGCTTGAAATATGCAATGCTTTCTGAGGACTAGACGTACCAACACCTAATCTATTATTAGCTGTATCGAAAAATATACTATTAGAACCTGATATAGCTGTACCTGAAGACCAAACTGCTACTTCACCGGTTGCTCCTCCATCATCTGTTACGTAAGTACCACTAGCCTGACCTCCGATATCAGAAAGCACATTTGCTCCTGTTCGGAAATCTACATTACCACTACCATCTAATACTAGGAATTTGTCGGTATCAGTACCGGCATTAACTACTGAGGATAAGTTAAGAGAATTTAATGAAGCGTCAGAACCGCTCGTGATCAGTTTTTTCCAGTTCGGCATAGTTTTACAATTACGGTTGGTTACTCAAAGAGCCCACTTCCTTTTCAGGCCAATAATAGCTTTCTAATAAATAGCAAAAAGAGCCCGAAGGCTCTTCTTTTTTCTAATCCATTAATTTAAGAGAATCGGAAACTTTTTTAACGATCGAGAAGTATATTTCGAATTCGTCTCCTTTGTAATTTGCCGATCGTAACTTTGCTAGTAAAAATTCTAGCTCTTGTTTGGTAAGTTCTTGACTTTGAACTTGCTTTGATTTACTCACTAGTCCCATAAAACGTTTTATAATATAACTAATATATGAATTTTTTTTTAAATATCAAATTATACGTAAATGAATATATCTGATCCTTCTACTCTAATGTTTCCAGGATGATCAGCTTTTGCAGTTGCTGCATTTCCTGAAGTTCCTAAATAAACACCGCCTACATAGTAATTTACTGCAGCTGTAGTAGCATCGGCATTAACACTATCGGCGATAGCAAGACGACCGTCATTTCCGTTGTAATCTCCGTTCCAAATAAGAGCTGCACCGTTATTTGCTGCTCCTCTTGAACCTCCAAAGATAATACCAGATTCATCAGTTGCTGTAGAAGAACCTGAGTTGATGAGTATAAATTTATCTTCAACTGCTAAATTAGCTGTATCTATTGTTACTGTAGAACCTTGAACGTTTAAGTCTCCTGTTACTGTTAAATTGTTTCCAATAGTAACATCATCTGGTAATCCAATACTTACTTTAACATCATTACCTACTTTAGTTACTGCTGTTACAATTTCGTTAGCATCAGCTGAGATAATTTGTAGATCATCATCTGTTAAGCTTACATCTTGAGTGCCTGTGTCACCATCTACTGTTAGTGTGGTAGCTAATCCGGTTAATCCTGTACCGTCTCCTACAAATGAACCAGTAAATGAACCTGTGAATGGAGTAGTAAGGTCATTAAACTGTAGTGAGCTTGATACAATACCGGCCGGCAATTGTGCTGATCCTGATATAGTTCCTGCTGGCAAAATAGCTGAAACATTACCTGTTGTAACAGTACCTACTGTGGTAATAGCTGATTGAAGAAAGTGTTCTCCTGCTACAAAGTTAGTTGTCTGATCATGATCTATTTGAGCAGATGAAGAAACTAATGTTGGTTTACCTGTAATATTTGTAAACGCTACAGAATCAGCTGTTAGGCCTGTAAGGCCTGTACCGTCACCTGAAAATGAACCTGAGAAAGAACCTGAAAGTAAAGAGGTTGCTCCTGTTGAAGTAATTACTGAGGTTCCTAATCCTAATGTTGATCCATTGTATGTTATACCAGAGCTTTCTACAGCACCGCCAGTTCCTGCTACTAGTATGTTATCGTTTGTTAAGTTAGAGGCTGTTACCGACGCCAGGTGAGCGTCTGAACCACTAACTATTATCTTTTTCCATTCTGCCATAATTGTATACTAAAAGAGTTTATAATAAATAGGTTTTAATTTTGAAATCCTAAATAGAAAGCGTCTGTTTGGTCATAGTACATTCCTCCTGCAACTGCATTAGGAGTACTTGACTGTGATGTAAACTGTATGACACCGTCTTCATTTAGTTTAAATTTTTCTTCTCCATTTTTCGCTATAGTAAATTCATTACCTGAACCGGTTACGTTTACATCAAAAGAGCCTGTTATTTTTATGCTATTGGATGTCGACCAATGTGAGCCTGTTTGTCTAAATAGACCTGAATCTAATACTCCTTGTATAAAATAAGATGAACCGGTATCTATTGCAATATAGTCATTTATAATAGAAGTACCGTAAATACTAGAAACATCAGCTGATACTGTGTAGGTATTTGTACCTACATTATAATCTACATCTATTCCTGCTCCACCAGCTACTGTAGTACTACCAGCTCCTCCTCCTGCTAACGAGCTTAAATCTATAGCGTAATTTTGATCGTCAGAGAATAAAGTTAAAATACCGCTTGATTCGTCATAACTACCGCTATTAAGTAAAGAACCAGTTGGTGTGGAAGGTACTATAGCTCCAAGATCAACTGCATCTGAACCTCCGTTTAGTCTAGTAAAAGATAGTAAATTACCATTAACTGATGAATCAATATAGGCTTGGCCGGCTGAGCTAGAAACTATACCTTGATTAAAATTAGTAATAGAAGATGTGGTAATAGAAATGTTAGTAAGGCCACTTGCATCCCCGGTAAAACTCCCAGTAAAAGAACCTGTAAACGGTTCAATTAAAGATACAAACTGTAAAGAGCTAGAAACTATATTAGCAGGTATGTCAGTTAACGAAGTATAACTTGTAGCAGCTGATCCTGATATTTCTACTGTTTGACCGGTTTGATTTATAGTTATATTCGGACCTGCTAAAAAACTACCAGAAAATATATTAGATGGTACGTTAGACAGTTGATCATAGTCTGTTGAAGCAGATAATGCTCTTTGATCTACAAAGTCTTCTAAAGACTGGCCGTTTATAATAAAAGAACCAGAAGTTGTTAAAGAACCGGATATATTAAGACTTCCGGTAAGATATTCTCCTCCGGAAGGTAATAAGTTTCGTATCTGTTCCCAAAAAATCTGTGCCATTAGAATTTAAATTTACCTACTGCTGTTATTTCAAACTCACTATTCAAACTATAACCTAACTCTGATATATTAAATGTTATAACTGTATTACCTGAGTCTTCAGCTATTGAAGATATAGCAGTCGGTTCTATGTTAAGACCGTTAATAAATACTGTAAAATCATCTACTGTTAATGCCGGGAAACCTGATGGTGTGTCTGCTATAGTTACTCCTATATAAGTCACTTTATCGTTACCTACATCTATGGTACTAGTATAAGCAGACGTTTCATTTGTATCAATAAGTACATTTAAAGAAGCATAGTTTCTTTCATCATCTGTCATACCGCTACCGGATATAATAGTTTGATTAATAGTTTGATTTATAGTAGTCTTATCTCTTGGCCCGTCAAACTGTCTTACCTTAGCTTCTCTTGCTGGAGTGCTTGCTAATGCTGCTAATGTTTCTTCTGATCCTGCTGTCTCTAAAGTAAAAGTAACTGCTGATTTAGAATAAAATTTATTCATATTAGCTATAGAGGTGTTGATAGAATCCGGTACTATATGCCCTAAAAGGTTAATAGTAAAGTTAGTTTTTATCATTCTATCTTGACCCTGTACCATCTCTGTTGTGGTAGTATAGGTATCGATCATAGCTCTAAACTTAAACTTCTCAGGATCACCCCAATAGGAATCAGAAGCAAAATTTATAGATTCTACTACCTTATTCATTTGCTCTACATACTCGGTAAAGATAACACAAGAGTAAACTATGTTAACGTAATCTGGTATTATTACTCCGTAGTATTCATCTACAGTTTCCCTGTTAGTTAAAGCAGAAAATCGATCGTAAACGTTCTTTTTAGAAAATTTCTTTTTAAATATACCAAAATTAGTTGGCAAGTTAGCATCGAGTTTATTACCTAATTGACGATTCTTTTCAACACTATCTCTCTTAAACATAATAAGAGGAGTTTGAATCTTACCGTTCTTGTCTCTATAAAATCCATCTTTTTGTACTGATGCCCATCTTTCAGGAGAGCCGTATAGTATTGGAACGTTTACTCTTTTACCGTTCCTAACTACTGAGGGTTTAATAACTTCGTTAAAGTAGTATACGATAGTTTCATCTATATCTCTAAGACCTATATTAAACTGCTTTACATCATCATTTTTAACTGATCTTATTTCACCTCTCTTTTTAGGAGTTCTTAAAGGAACTTTTCCTTGATTAAGTTTGTCGTAAGGAGTTATAGTAGCCTGTGATAGCTGTGCTTGAGTCTTAGGAAGTATCTTTTTATTTGCCATTTTATCTTGCTCTTACTATACCTACTTTTTCTGTACGTGTTAGGTGACAATCTACAATAATAGAAACAGAAGAACCAAAGTTTTCAGCATACGAGGCTATATTATAAGACTTGTCTCTCCCTAAGAATAGCTGGTTCTCTCTTACTGTATCTACTTCATAGTAGTCTTCATGCCATAGCACTATATCACCTACTTCAGGGACGACTACTGCATCAGCTAGATCTTCTCTTAAAAATGCAAAGGATGCTTCTCTTCCTAGATCAGGGCCAAATTCGTCAACGTTTATTACTTGATCTCCTCTAGTTATTAAACAGTTTAGTTTGACTGGGTCGAGATAAATCTTTTCAGTTGCTTCACCGTATATATTAGCTTGAGTATCGTCTAGAGATAGTTTATAGTAACCGATTTCCTGTTCTACAATATCCTGCAGCAGTTCACGATTAATATTAACCAGTAAGTCGAAGTCTCTATTGGATCCAAACAGCATTTATTTTTTCTTTTCTATAGTTTTATCTGCAACCTCAAGTTTTTTAACTTCAGGTATACGTTTAATAGCATTTGTTTTAAGAGCTGCAAATCCTGTAGCAGCATCTTTTGTAGTTAATATCTTCATCTTCATCGTAGCAGTATGTTTTTCAGCATCATGAGAAAGCTGTGTTACAGTAACAACCCCCGGTAATGCTCTAAATAACTCAGAGACATCCTGTACGTTAATGTCTTTGGAGTGAGTTATTCGTACAATACCCTGGTACATACTGTACTGAATTTCTGATATGATATCAAATAATTTCATTAACCAATATAAATTGTATAAGGTACTCCTGAAAGTACTTTGTTTAGATTTTCTGTTTCACTAGCTTTTCTTTCTAACTGCGATTGTCTGGATGTTTGATCTAACATCTCTCTAAGATTTGTAATTAAACCATCTTTTTCTGTTCTTGCATCTGCCAAAAGATCAGCTTGATTTAAAGTTGCTTCTGAGCCGGGTACCGGGACTGTTGTGTACTTTCCTCTAATATACCCTAGTAACTCTCTTGCTAGAGCTAAAGTATATCTAAATATCCATTGACGTCCTACACTATTAATGTTAGTATAAGTAGGATTTGAGTAAGGTACGTCTGCTATATTTGTGACTAACCCACCGGTATCATTAGGTGAGACATTTTTCTTATCTGATAATTTTATATAATCAAATCTTATACTACCACCGCTTACTGTAGGTATCGGAAATAATTTTAACTTATTATTTATAATTTCAAAACTATAAGAAGATCTACGGATTTGATCGTTAAACTCTATAGCTTGTATTTTAAGTACGTCATAAGATGCAGGCATTAAAAGAAAGTTTACTCCTGGTGAAAAACTACCAAAGTCAAAAGCATCCATTAAAGACTGTACTCCTGTTCCTGTTCCTGCATACGGATCAAAGTAACGTAAGATAGCAGGAGGTGCTTGATAAAATACTTTTCTTATTTCTATACCTCCTTCAATACCTTGAGAAGCAGCCCAGGCATCTAAATCATAATTTTGAACACTTCCGGTTAGTATTAATGATCCTGTATACTGTGTTATATTACCTCCTACATCTGCTTCTGTACCGTACGATTTAGCTATCTGTATTGTTCGATTTAAAGTAGGGTCTACTAAAGAAGTATTTAGGTTGCTGCCAGTTTCAGCACCTTCTAAAGACATATAATTTTCTCTAATTTTATATTGAAATACTTCGTTTCCGTAAGTTGTTACAGCTTCTTCAAAGCAGGCATAAAAAGAACCTGATTGGAGCTCTACATCCATCAAAGGAAATCCAAGGCGGGTACCGCAGAATTTAGCTACTTTATCAGCATCTGTCTGAAATTCAGAATCGCTATCATAGAAACCGAATGGAGTAGATCCGGTAGCAAATGTAGAACTACCACCCCAAATAGATATATTGGCCATACGTACAGTTTAATATAAATAGTTCCTAATCTCTAAAGGTTTTATATACATTTAGAATAGGTGCAACTATATCATGTCTATGGTTAGCTTCTAGTGATGCTGTTCTAAATCCTTCTACTGCCTCTTCAAGACGTGCTAGAAAAGAAAACCCGGTATCTCTTTTATCTTTTAGATCGATTTGTGCTAAATCACCACATATTACAAGTTTACTACCTTTACCTAACCTGCCAATAACAGTCTCCATTTGCGTATGAGTAACATTCTGAGCCTCATCTACTATTACAAATGAGTTTACAAATGTTCTACCTCTCATAAAAGCAAAGGGTACTATTTCTATATTACCTAGCTCTATTTCCTTATCTACCTTATCCTTACGGTAAAGCATATATAAGTTGTGATATATTGGAGCTAACCACGGATCCATCTTTTCTCTTATATCTCCTGGTAGAAAGCCTATTTCTTCTTTAGACACGGTAGGTCTTGTGATTATAATCTTCTCAACCTGTTTGGTAAATAGTAAATCTAATCCGCATTGAGTAGCAACAAGTGTTTTTCCGCTACCGGCAGCTCCTTTTAAAACTGTTACTGGGTTTTCTAAGATAAGGGCTTTAGCTTCTTTTTGCTCATCGTTAAGTTGTACTTGAAATTTTATTGGGTTTTTCGGTCTTCTCTTTTGGACGAATACTTCATCCTTGTGGGAAACTTTGTACATATATAGACGTATTTGTTCTATAAATAAATAGGAATAAACTTTACATTTGTATATAAAAAAAGAGGCCCGAAGGCCTCTCTTTCTTAATTAAAATCTAAGATTAGATTATACAGTACCTAAATCACTAACGAAAATCTTACCGTAGAATTCAGGACGAATCATCTGCTTAGCATAACGAGTCATGATACCTTTACGTGGTGTGAAGGTAGTTGGATCGTATACTAGAGGAGTCATGATTAATGGAATGTAAGGAGCATACACAGCACCAGTTTCAAGGAACTGAGAACCTCTATATCCAAGAAGGATTGTGTTTTCAGTCATGTACGGGTTTTTGTATACTTTGTAACGACCATTCAATTGTCCTACTTTTTGTACACCAAATGCAAAGTCCATTTTGTCGCCGTCAGTGTTAGCAGCATATCCAGGAATAGACTCTAGAATAGTTGCAACTGTTGGAGAACATACTAGGAAGTTAGCACCACCGCGAAGTGTTTTTTGGTGAATCTTGTTAGATACTTTTTGGATTTTAGTTCCTAAAGTTTGGAACCACTGTCCTTGAGTATTATAGAATCCTCCATCGGCAACACCTGGTGTATTCCAAGCAGTACCAGTCCAGCTTTTGTTAGATACAGCTGACCATTGCTCTTCTGTAACAGCGTCTTTAATAAGCATGTCAAGAATCTCAAGATCAATCTCCATAGAGATATACTCACTCAATAAAGAAGTCAACTCAGCCTCAGCATCAATGCTGTGGTATGCGTTAAGATCTTGAGCGAATTCTGGAGTCCACTGAGCTTTCAACTTACGAGTCTTAGCAAC